AGCCATTGTTACAGGACAACATCAGCGGTTTTATGCAACGACAACTCACACACTACAAAGCAGTACAAGTTGAAAGCAATGGTATTCCTGACACTGTGGTACCAGCTGGCGTCACGCTGGTGTGCAGTCCCAAGTGCATTGAGAAGAATGGTAAGCCCATTAAGTATCTTGCGCCAAGCAAGACTGTGTTGCTACGTGCAGACTGTTTGAAGTTTGTGGTCAGTGCTGACCCAGAGTCTCCCTACAGCACAGTTCCAGACTGGGCGTTTGAATGGAAGCGTAATAATCCTGACAAGGAAGTTTACTGTAGTCCTATGAACATCTACAACAATTTCCCACAGCGGATCAAACTGCTTCGTGCAGAAAACGGAAAGATCACCATGGCAGAGCGTAGTACGGTAGATGAAGTAATTAGTTTTTGGGAACCAGGTCTATTAGACTTAAAAGCAAATCAGGCTAATCACGAATACGTGGGGCAGTTCTGTATTGAGAACGGCTTTAAACTAAACCTACAACAACACTTGTACGCAAGTTTGGCATAATATAATGACTGCAAAAATTACTTTTTACGAACGGTATTTTGATAAGGATATCTCAAAAACCAATCGGCAATATTTTAAATGGTTACGTGATACACTTGGGGGGCCTGGAACAAAGAAAACATGGTTTACTCGAACATACCGCGTCCCTACCAAATATAATATTAATGATTTGAAACACATTTATTATTTTAAAAATAGTCAAGACGCAACACTATTTGCCTTAAGGTTTAGTTAACCCGTGGACAAAGAATTAAACGAGTTCTGTCACAAATACAATGCGCATGTGCGACCCAGCGCAAGAATGCATCTTAGAGCAAAGCGAATAGATTATCGTACATGGAGTGAAGGCGATCAAGAAATGTATCAAACTTGGCCAATTGATAGCGTTAACTGTGTAGAAGTACATATGCCCGAGGATCAGTTCCGTGCTCTATTAGAAAACAAACGTTGGCTAGATGAGTTTGACGATCGAAACCGCGGGTATCACCCACAGATACACAGTGTTCAAAAAATAATAGCGCAACACGAAGATGAAACTCGTTTACGACACCAGCATGCTGGCGTGATGGATGCTTGGCAGCAATATCAAACCATGCTACAGTTGGTTAAGTAACTATGCCACTGGATAATTTGTTTAATACCATGCAAATTAGCTGGAGATTGCTCGGGGTCACAAAATGGAAGTTAAGGTTGTGCTGGCGTCCGCAAACTTGTTCCTTAACTGGCAAGAAACTCTGGGGTAAACAGGCGTACTACGGTGAGTACGGTAAACCCAGTGTGGAACCCTACTGGGTTGACTCTGATGAGTTTATATTATGGCAACTGAAGAAGTAACTATTCCTTTTCCTAACACATCAGACGAATTTCGTAGGCTGTATTATGCAAGTGAGTTTGCTATGGAAATCAAACTTTGGCTAAACAGCCAGGGACTAGCATTGGGTACAGACTTCAACTGGAGTGTTGACCCGGATGCCAAAGAAATAACATTTACATTTGCCAAAGCTGCTGGCTGGACAAGTTTAGTAGCACTGAAATTTACAAAACCATGAAACAATTAACAAAAAATATCACAGCAACAAACAGGAACATGATATGAGTCTGACAGAAAACGTAGTCGACCAGTTCAATGACACGGACCTGATTCAGCAGCTTCGTACCAATCTACAGCCTCAGGGCACTGCGGACATTGTGCTGCTCAGGACGCGACACAGTTCGGGCATAGAATTGAGTGCCGACTTTGTGAACAAGTGTATTGACGAGCTGTCTCAAGTAACACTGAGAGACCATCTAGGTGACGACCCCAGTAATCTGGAACGCTTGGCCTACATGCTATTGTGCGACAGTGCGTACATTGAGCAAAGACCCAAGACTTGACAGGGTTGTCCAAAACTGCTATAATATACACATACACAGCATGGATCAAGTCCTATGCTAAGAAAAACAAAATCAAAACACTGGTTGTTGGCATCAGCGGTGGCATTGACAGTTCAGTAGTAAGCACATTGTGTGCTCACAATCTACACAAAATGGTGCCTATACCAGTATACAGCAGACCCAACGCATAAGTAATATATCAAGGAACAAAATAATGGGATTATTCGACATATTTAAAAAGCAGACAGCTAACCCAACACCTGCAGGTAAAGCTACTAGAGAGTCTAAGAAGACTGCTAAAGAAATTGCAACGGCAAAGGCAGAACCTTATGTTAATATTGACAAGATTACACTAGATCCACAGCATCCGGGTCAAGGTGGATTTGAACTGGACTGGAACGAGTTCTTCGTTGCCAAGTTGGTTAAATCAGGATACCAGGGTCGAGACGACGAGCAAATTGTGGATCAGTGGTTCCAGGATGTTTGTCGCAATGTTGTGTTCGAAACATATGAGCAATACGCTGCTAACGATACTCAAAAAATTAAACGTAACGATTTAGGCGGTGGCCGTTCAGAATTCAGTTAACATGGTCGCATTATTTGATGTACCTATGGTGATGCCTGACCAGCTAAGACAATCTACGCTGGCGGCACTGAACGATCCTAATTCTATACTAATCAACTACATACCAGGCGGACATGGAACTTTTTTAGAATATGCCTGCAACCTAGCTAGTGGATTCTGTAACGACATTGATGTTTTTGTTAGCGGTGGAACTGCTCACGGCACAATGGAGAATGACATATACAACAACTCAAGAGCATTCGTAAGGGGTCATTTTTATGTGAATAGACCGGAATACAAACAACACAAGTATTTAATAGAAGTCGTACTACAATCAGAAAATAGGTTTCCATTTGAAATAGGCGACTTTTGCCGAAGGCATAACATGGATTACACTGAGTTAGAAATCAACACTCACACAAAATTATCCAAAAATTTTTCAGAAATTAATGCAACATTAGCGGAAAACTTTTTACCGGGGTATGGAGTTGACTTCTTTGATTGTCCTAAAATGGTGTTGGTGGATTATTTTAGGATATATTTCCATAATAACTGGGATAAACCACAACACCAAGAATACATATCAACAAACAATCACGGATTTAAGTTTAGTTTTATGGATTTTTACAACAAGGAGAAATTCCTACAATCATTAGAATCTATATTTGACTATGTGAAATTACCTATAAAAAATCAAAACGCAGTGGTAGACTTATACGATGAGTTTCTATCCAAACAGCGAACTTACTATAAATTTGTAGATTGTGAGACAATATTAACAAATACTGAAAACGGTATACAATCTCCTGTCACAATTAAATTAGACTGTGTGCAGCAAGGATATATCATATCACAACTTGAAAAGAAACATAATATTGAGATCACAGATGTGTGCGAAGAAACGTTTTACACGTTGCCAACAATACTAAAAAAATACACCAATTAATATGATTCTATATGTGAACGGTGACAGCCACGGTGCAGCAGGAGAAGCAGTAAACAACTATTGTTTTGCAGCGGACGATCCTAAGTATTTTTACAAAGGCAGATCACCGCATCCAGACAACTTAGTAGTAAGTTACGGTGCAATATTAGCCAGTATTGTAAAAGCAAAGTTTATGTGCGATGCTGAGAGTGCGAGTAGTAACGACAGAATAATAAGAACTACCAGAGAATTTTTAACACGTAAAACCAATGACAAGCCGCTGGTGGTGATCGGCTGGAGTACTTGGGAACGCGAGGAATGGCTACACGATGGCGTGCGCTGGCAAATAAATGCCGGGGGTATTGGAGAAGACTGGCCTGATACCGTGAAAGAACAGTACAAACCCTGGGTAGTTAATTTGGACATGCATGCTAAAGTAAGAGAACAACATGCAAAGATATGGGATTTCCACCAGGAATTAACAGATTCCGGCGTCAAACATTTGTTTTTCAACACCTTTGAGCCACTTAGTGGGGTCACAGAACTTGACTGGGGTAACAGCTACATTAACCCGTACCAACACAAGTTCACCTACTATAACTGGGCATTGGCACATGGGCACAAACCGGTTAGTAAGGGAAGTTACCATTTTGGCAAAGAAACTCACTTTGCCTGGGCTCAACAACTACTCAGCTACTTGACTAAAATATTATAATAGCATATAATAACTACATGAAATTCCTAATTGTAGACTTAGCAAACACATTCTTCCGTAGTCGCCATGTGGCAAGTAGACAGAGCGACGACTGGTCTAAACTTGGCTTTGCCATTCACAGCACACTGTCAAGTATTAACAAATGCTGGCGTGACCAAAAAGCTGATCATGTTGTGATTTGTCTCGAGGGGCGCAGCTGGCGTAAAGATTTTTACAAACCGTACAAAGCAAATCGAGCAGTGGCAAGAGCTGCAAAGACTGAAGCAGATCAAGAACTGGACCAGATGTTCTGGGACGCATTTGATACTTTGAAGACATTCCTGGCTGAAAAAACAAACTGCACAGTAATGCAGCACCCACAGTTGGAAGCAGATGATTTAATTGGTGGCTGGATTCAGACACATCCAGATGATGAGCATGTCGTCATCAGTACTGACACTGACTTCTATCAGTTGTTAGCAGACAATGTCACACAGTACAACGGAGTTGCAGACGAGTTGCATACACTGGAGGGTATCTTCGACAAAAAGGGCAAACTTATTATCGACAAAAAGACCAAAGAGCCCAAGAAGATTCCTGATCCTTCCTGGATCTTGTTTGAAAAGTGCATGCGGGGAGACAGCACTGACAACATCTTTAGTGCATACCCTGGCGTTCGTGCAAAGAGCAGTAAAGCAAAGATTGGGTTAATAGAAGCATACGAGGATAGAGACAAACAAGGCTATGCTTGGAATAACCTAATGCTGCAACGCTGGGTCGATCACAACGGTGTAGAACATCG